TCAATCGATACCTTTTATAACGTACCCGAGAATAGAGCTACACTTTTAGAAATTCTCAATAAAACAGGGGGTATTTCTTTACGAAACCTTGAATGGTTTATAACAAATTATTCAAAGAAAAACAACTTATCATATAAAACAAAAGACGGTAAAATATTCAGTGTACATTGCGCTTATAAATCGAGTTTAGATGGATATAGTAAAAAATTATTCGATCCGTTTTGTAGATCTTCTAAGATATCGTATCATGTACCAGGTACACCTGATGAAATACATACTACTGTAGCACAGTTGAATTTCATAAGATGGTGTATAAAAAATAATATAATCGAGTATATTCACGATCATAAAAATGCACTTTTTTCTAAACAAGTGTCATTACCCCATTTTCAAAAATAAATGTTTGATAACCTACATAGTATAAATGTAAAGTATAATCACTTGTAAGACTTTCTTTCATAGTGACATCTAAAACAGTTCTATTTGATTGTAAACGGCTAAAATCTAACATTCCCGATGGCTCCACATTAATCGGATTCATCGAGAATGCATATGTGTAAATATTACGCAATGGTCTTGATAAACGACTTGTGAATGGAACGATATATTTGAAATATTTGTGATTACATTTTTGAATATTTGGCATATCTTCACCGTTTACAAATATTTTAGCTTTTTCCATTGGTGGGTTATAGAATTCATTTGTTACAGAATATTCAACATTTGATGAGAAATTATACCTGTTAGCAAATACATTTGAACGTAAAGTAGTTCCACCCTCGTATGTATTTTCATCCTCAAATGATTTCTGTCTAAAAAACCAATTGAGTGTTTTAACGGGTGTTTTTGGTATAAGTTCGAGTTTAGCGTTCAATGTACCTGCATCTATATCCAATGTAGGATGTTTTTTAACAATATCTGTAATTAAAACATGTTTTTTACCTGCAATATACATACGCTCACTTGGTTCTAGTGTTATTTCTTCTGTAACGATATCAAACTTATCTAAAGAGAGTGTATCTGTTTCATTTGTAAAAAATGCTTGTTTATGAAATTCAAATATAAACTCGAGTTTTTGTTTGTGTATAGCACATGTTGGAAAATAAGGCCTATTTGGTTTATTTGTTTCATATTCGTCACTTTCATATTTACGCGAAAATAAAAGTGGTATAGGTATAAATACATGTGATTTTTGTTGTGTTAGAATTTGATTATTAGTAGTTAATGATGTATCTTCAGCATTATTTCTATTTAAAGTGTATCTTTTTGTTCTTTTTTCAGATTCATCTAAATATAATTCGTCATATATAATGCCCCAATCCCCGTGGAATATTTCAACAACTGTTTCGTCAACACGCATAGTTACAGTTTTGAGAATATGTCTACCTATTTGGTCTGCGTAATAACTATCGTTACCAGTTAAACCTGGCAAATTAAACGACACGTACATATTTGATAAAAGATCACCCATATTTCTGGGGTTAAGTGTAACTTTTATAGTTTCACCAAAAGGCCATGATGATGAAGATGTAGATGGTTTACTTATAGTTGTACTTTTATGAAATTTTGTAAAATTTGAATGTTTTTTTACATCGTACTTAAAGAACGAATGGACAGGATCATCATCTAAAAGGTATGTATCCTGTTTACCAATGGCATTAAGTGATATGATAGCACCTGTATTTGGGCCAGATGTATCACACATACTATACTACTTACTGTTTATATATTTTTAAATCCCTTTTCCACATATCAATACATGACATATTTTGCAACGCTTCGAGTTCGTTTTTTGTTTTTGTGGTTTCTTCCCTGAGATTTTGTACGGCTTCGTGAGTGTACTGATATGTTTTGATATTTAAGAGGTATTCATACGAATTATCTATTTTATCAAATATCTTTCCCATTTCCTTTTCGAGTTCGGAACGTTTACGTTTAAAAACAATTAGTTTTTCGTGTATAACCATGTCAACAAACCGTGAAGTATTTTCCAATTTTTTAACTTTATTTTTCAAACTATTGATAAGATGTAATTTTCTTTTCTTATACGTTTCTGTTCGTATATCAACAAAGTCAACGAGTATCTCTTCTGGGCTCGTATATTTATAAATACCTTTCTCTGGATGAAATAAATGCATATTTGATACATGAAACGTTTTTTGGAGTTTAAAATCTTTTATAACGTTATTACCCGTATACCCCATAATTTCAAAGTTCACGTTTTCAGTTGTACTATTATTTATATAACTTGAAATTTTCTTTTTTTCGACAAGTGTATCTAAATATTCCTTGTATTCCTGAGTCCATCTTCCGGGTGGTAGTTCTGTAATTAATATATTTTTATTAGAGCATCTCCATACACCTTCTGTAATCCACAAGTTATCTTCATTATTGAATACACGACCGTTAAATTTATCAAACCATGGTTTCATAGGAATAATGTTTTTACCTGAAATTATACGTTCAATATTTTGTTTAATATCTAACGGATTAAATGGGGGTATATAAGAACTAAAACCTGTACCAATACCTTCAGTTCCATTTACTAAAACAGTTGGTAGAATAGGTACATAGTATTCCGGCTCTATCTGTTTACCATCATCATCGAGATAATTTAATACTGGATCATCCTTCGGATCAAAAAGTATTCTCGCATTTTTAGTAAGTTTTGTAAAAATATACCTAGTTTGACTTGCATCTTTACCACCCATAAGTCTCGTTCCAAATTGACCACATGGTTCAAGTAAATTAATGTTATTTGAACCAGTAAAATCGTGCGCCAATTTTACAATTGTATCCGCTAAAGATACTTCACCGTGATGGTATGATGTTTTTTCCGAAACGTATGCCGCTAATTGTGCAACTTTCATTTCAGTTGTAAGATTTTTGGTAAAACATGCATATAACACCTTTCGCTGTGAAGGTTTTAAACCATCTGATACATGTGCGATTGATCTTTTCAAGTCGGCAAGACTGAAGTTTACGAGATCTTTATGAATGAAATCAGAAACGCCGAGACGATTAACATTTCCATATGGTATTTCGAGTTCTGATGAATTTTTTTCACTACTTTCAAGTAACCACGTTTTACGTAAATCAGATTTTGTTTTATCAAATGCTAAGATTATCGAGTCGTCCATACATTTATCTGTATCGAACTGAACTGTCAAATCTTTTATTCTTTTAAAATATTCACGTGCTTCTGCAGATGTAGATGTACCAAGACCCTTATAATACTTTATTTTCCAACCATGTTTTCCATTTCCATACCACTGTCTAAACGATGAATCTGTATAAAACGACCTTGTTTCCGACCCCTTTGTTGCTTTTATGATAGGAGTTACCATACTTACTACAAATTTCAAATCCAATAAACTCGGCCAAAAATAATGAATCATATTAAGTATCAATCCTTTTATATGACTTCCATCGTTATCTGCATCTGTCATTATCATGAGTTTACCATAACGAAGTTCGGAAAGTGACGTATATACTTTACCCTGTTGAAGACCCAAAATCTTTTTAAGATCATTGAATTCTTTATTTTCGGTGAGTTGTTTTACACTTGCATCACGTACATTTTTACATTTACCTCGAAGGGGAAATACACCATAATGATCTCTTCCAACTATAGAAAGACCGGAAATTGCCAATGTTTTTGCAGAGTCGCCTTCTGTTATTATAAGAGTGCATTTACTTGACTGCTGTGTACCCGCTTTATTTGCATCATCAAGTTTTGGTATACCCGATATTTTTGATTTACGAGAACCATCTGTTTTTTTGAGTTCTTTCATTTCTCGAAATTTTGATAATGCAAGTAGTTCATCTTGTATACCAGTTTTCAAAATATTTTTAATAAAAGTTTTTGGTGGTTCGAATTTACTACCAAAATCCTGTGGTTTGAGAGTACATTCAGATTTAACCTGACTACTAAACATTGGATTTACAAGTGTAGCCTTTACAAAAATAAAAAATGCATTTTTTACTTGTTGTGGTCTAAGTTTTATCTTTTTTGCCATATCTTCAATAATACCATTTGCGAGTATACCAGATACATGATCGACATGTGAACCACCTTTCATTGTACATATACCATTTACAAATGATACATGTTCAAACCCATCATCTGAAGGCGCAATACAGACAGACCATCTATCACTCGTAATCGTACACATTTCATCTGTTTTTGTATACATTTTACAATAATTTGCAAATGTACATTTCGGTAAAAGATTTCCCTGAAATTTAACTTTACAATTCTGCGTCGTACATATATTTGCATCATAAACTCGTTTTTCAAAAATTTTGTATATAGAAGTATCCATTTTAGACATACCAAATCGTTTCCAATCTGGTATAAAAGAAATAGAAACACTTGATGTCGAACTTGAATATTTCTTTATTTTTGGGATACCACACGTTTTCATATTATTAGACCATTCTTGGGTGTATATACACTTGTTTTCACCATCTTTTATTTTTATAGAAAACTTTGTTGAATAAACGTTTGTAAGTTTTGCCCCGTACCCATTACGACCACCAACAACGCGTTTTTGTGTATCATCGTAATTTGTACTCGTGAGTAAATGACCAAATGTCAATTCTGGATTCCATATACCTTCTTTTTCATGCATTTTTACTGCTATACCACCCAGAGGTCCATTATTTTCAATTGTTATTTCACCGGATGTTACATCTATAGAAACTCCAAGTGATGATACATTTTTAGGGTACATTGAATTGCGATCAATTGCATTTACCAAAATTTCATCAAATATCTTTAAAAGTGCCGGTGAATATACAACATTTTTTCTTTCAAAGTGGTCGTTTTCGTATACCCAATATGGCTCGGATACACGTGAAACTGGTCCAACATATGAATCTGGACGTTTTAAAATATGTTCCACGTGTGTGAGTTTTTGAATACTTTCACTCATTTATTATGTATATAGTCTTTTACTTAAGTATCTTTTTAGGTCTTCAAACCAATATAATAATTCCTCTTTTGTTTTTGACTTGGGTTGTGGAAATATATTTTTTATACGACCATATTCACGTTCTCTAAAAAATGATGGATGGATTTTATTATACGAATTTGAATAACATGCATAACATACTCGTCGTATTGTCATATCGAAAAATTTTAAATATAATTCATTATTAATAGTGAAAATTGGGTGTAATTTCCTAAATTCACGAATAATAATACGTTCTTCTGTATTTTTTGTGTTTATATGAGGATCCAAAGGACAATCACATAAATAACATTCTGATGTCCATTTAAGATACATTATAAAGTACAAGTTTTTATCTTTTATATTATTAAAAGTTTCTTAATTTGTTATTGTATAAATTTTTAAACTTTATGAAATTTTCAGGGTTTCCACCTTTGTTTGGGTGTATTTTTAAAGCACCCTTTTTATACGCTTTTTTTAACTGTTTTTCTGACGTAGAAGTTGTAATTAATTTATTAAAATTATTATAAGTTGTAGCATTTTTGTAATTTTGTTCCCATCTTTTCGTACGTCCGATTTCCCTTATTATAAGTTTTTTCATTTCATTTTTTAAATGACAATCCCAACATGTATTATGTAGTTTATTTGTAGTCTTTTTACATTTTTTACATTTTGGTTTATGTTCTTTTTTATTATTTTTTGTAATAAATTGCATTCTTTACTAACCTAAGTGGTTGTTAATATTACCAAACATAAAAAATGACTAGCAATTTTTTACTTCCCTGTGTCAAGGGTAAACAATTCACAGATAGAAAAACTGTTTTGATAGATAGACGTCAAACATCACTTGAATCATACGATGATTGTTTAAATGTATCAAAAAGGTTAAATATTACAAATAAGACACCCGATGAAATGGCGTCGATTATAGATAAAATGAGAAAAAAGAAACTTGAATGTCAAAAGACAAGACCTATCAAAGTTTTACAGACTGCACCAGATAATCAAAATACTGAAAATAAAAAGATATGTCAGGCATTTACTTTATCAGGAAAGAAATGTTCTTTTAAAGCTGTATGTGGAAAATACTGTAAAAAACATAGGATAGATAATCAAATATTAGGAACGAAGCCAGAAATAAATGTTTCCTTATTATAAATGTTAGACCAGGAAACGCTTAGACCTGTCATAATATCTATGGCACTTTACCTTGCAATTTCGAAAATAGTACCAGAACTTCTCAAGAAACCAACTAATGTTAAATTCATAGACGATATTGTTGCCATGCTTATAGCTCAGAGAGGATCACTCATGTCCGGTGCCATTTTGGCCGGTATCATCACTTACCTCACTAATTACATTGGTGACGAATTCATGTAATACACTTTCTTTACACGTTAACATTCGAGTTATCGGATGATCCATATACCTTATTTTTTTGTTATATGCATCTTCCATGTATTTTATTAACTGATTTTCATTTGGTTTTCCCCATTGCATACCCGCTTTAAACAAAAAATCATCTTTTACTAATGTTTGAAGATCACAATCTATTGTGTACGGTGTTTTAATATATTCTGGTGCACCCCCGTAATCTGTTATGATAACAGGTTTGTTTCTTAAAGCAGCTTCAACTGCACCCATACCAACACCCTCTGAACTTGAAAAACTTACATAACAATCACCTAGAGCGTGTACATTTTCCATTTCTTCATCTGAAATGAGACCGTTTATAACTTCGACATTTGGTATGTTTATATTAACGGGATTAGTACACGTTGCTTTTATGAGAAGTTTTGAATCTTGTTTATTCAGACGAATAAACGTTTCTAGAATTTTATTAAAGTTTTTTCTTGGATCATAAATGTTTCCTATATGGTAAAATGTATAAGGTTTTTTATATGGTATATGCGCATGTATAACGTAAAACTCCGTCTCAGGAAACTGAGATTTAAACACCCTTTTACAAAATTCACTTGGTACAGCAATTCTATCGAATAGTTTGAAAAGTTTTCCATAATCTTCGTGTACTGTTTCCGTTTCGCATACGGTCATACATGTTACATGTTTAACTTTACTTTTTATTTCTGGTATTCTATCTAACCAATATTGGATAGGTAAAGCAAATATAAAAGCTTTTTCACATTTTGGTATATCTTCCTGTACCTGAATATATCGACTTCCAGGGAAAAGATCCATATATTTTTTACAATGTTGACCTATTCCACTCAGGAGAGTTGGACCAATGAATAACATTTAATTTAAAGATAATATTTCCTTTATATATATTATACGATGAACTTCCAAGCAGAAAATAGAAGATTGCAAAAACTCGCACAAGAAGCTAAAGCTTCAGCTGTCCCAGCCCCACCAGCTCCAGCCCCACCAACTCCAACCCCACCAACTCCAGCTCCAACTCCAGCTCCAACTCCAGCTCCAACTCCAGAACCAAAAAAGACGGTCAAACGTGTCGTTAAAAAGAAGGCTGCGGAACCGAAGGCGTAAATTTGTTTTTAACAAATATAAACCCACCTACAATTAATGTTATAAATAATATCAAGTACCGTAATGGGTACTTTTTCTTTTTTTCTATTTCCATTTTTACGATATCCTCCTTATCTGGTAGTTTTTTAACGTTTATGTTAAGATCTTCTATCTTCCCGATAAGTTTATGTAAAGCTTCTAAAATTTGAACTTCTCTATTTATAGGCTTTTCTTTAACATCTATGGTTGTTACTTCCAGTGTCATAAACCATTCTGAATCAGGTTGTAGTTTTACATAATCCCCGTCACCTTGTTGTTCATATATTTCAAAATTGAGCTGCTGAATGGATATGGGGTTAAATAAAGACGTTGGTCTACTAAAAGATTTCCATTGTTTATCTTGTATTTTAAAATTACTCGAACCATCGAATATTCTTTCTAAAGGTATACGTGCAAA